GAACAACTACAAGATCAAGATGTGTGACGGTTTGCACATCTTTTTATTTTTGAAGAAGGGAGTGATCAAAATGTCAGACGGAGTATCATTGTACGCTGCACAAACTAATGACGTAGAGCAGATGCGAAACTGCCTTCTTACATTTGACCGCAAAGATCCAAACGCAATCAGAAAAGCAATACAAAATGTAACGTTACTTAGAGTCTATCATCAACTTGAAAGGATTGTTCGCTTTACTGAAGTCATGGATCAGTTAGAGGACAGAATCTACCAATCCATTCAAGCTAAGTTAGATAATGCAGACCCAGATGATGAAAATATGTTCTTAACACTTATTCCGATTCAAGAACGATTGCAGAAAACAATGGTAGAATCACATAAACTGTTAGAACCTTACTTAACAATGGAACAGCTCACAGTGCTAGAAGTACCTACGCAAGAAGATCCGACCAAAGCGTTTGCTTCAATGATATTAGACCAAGAATCTCGTGAAAAAGTGAGAACCGGCGTTCAATCTTTACTTCAGGTTATCAATACATTTGACGGACAGGCTGCTGATGTAACAGATAAACAATCAGTACAGAATGAAGCACAAAAAGCTCTAGCAGAATTACAAGGGCAGGTAGATGCACATGAAGGAACCTGATTATGATGGCGTAGTATCTAGAATAAAGCAGATATATAGCTCATGCTCTGCGTCAGAGCAAAGTATGCTGCAGCAGATTTTAAGTGAGTTAGCCGTTTCTGGCTATTCGTATACATATGAACAGATATACTTATCCGATTTTAAAGAAGTTCCTGTCAGTATTGATCAATTCCTTAATGATCCTGCATACATGGGTAACGCTACAAATCAAGGAGCAAGCATCTATCCTTTCTGGCGCAACATGATGACAGATTTATTCAGTCAAGGCAACAAGTACAATGAGATTGTTTTGAGTGGGTCTACTCGAATCGGAAAAACGCATAGCATGGTTTTTATCTTAAGTTACATGCTTTACCGTCTTATGATATACAGAGACCCTAGAGCATATTTCAAGAAATCGCCTACAACTCGTTTTTACATCGCATTTGCTAACTTAACGCAAGAGCTAGCCCATGGTGTTGCATACAGAACTTATAATGATACGCTTAGAGAGTCTGATTGGTTTCAAAATCATGGCAAATTCAGCCGAAGCGATAGAAAGTTCTACTACATTCCCGAAGGTGATAAGATAGACATAATTGCTGGATCAGATGCTGCACATATGCTTGGCTTAGCTCTGTTTGCTGTCGGTATTGATGAGTGTAACTTTGCTAAAGCGGGTGTAAAGGACATAACTCTTGCAAAGCAGCATATGAAGAATTTGTACGATACAGTTAACGCTCGTATTTCTGGTTCGTTCCGAATCGGCGGCGAAGTTTACGGTAAGATGGTAACAGCTTCATCTAAAAATACAGATTCGGATTTTTTATCTGGACATATTGAGAATCAGTTAAATGCAGGTAATACTCATCTTTATTTAGTAGATGAGCCTCAGTGGAAAGTGCTTCCTAAAGAGATGTTTTCCAATGAAGTATTTCATTTTACAGTTGGTGATAGATATAAACGTGGATTTGTTATTCCTGAAGCAGATGACGATGAAGCGCACAGAGCAGAATATGAGCGACAGGGCTATCGAGTAGTAGAAGCTCCTGCAGAGCTGCGAAAGAATTTCTTAGCAGATTACGATATTTCATTAAGAGATATTGCAGGGATTTCAGTTGCAGGTTCGATGGGATTTGTTACGCAGGCAGATATTACTCCTTGCGTAGCTCAAGATAGACAAAATCCTTTTTTTGAAGATGTTATTGAGATTGGTGTAGAGGATACTAAAGAGATTACAGATTTCTTTCATGATGAAGTTGTACCTAAGGAGCTTAAGGTTCAAGAGTTGCATATACATGTAGACCTTGCAGAAACGCATAACCACACAGGTATTGTAGGCTGTTGCGTAACTGGTAATAAGGTTCTTGAACAAGAAGACGGAAAGAAAGTAGCTTTACCTTTTATCAAGGAAGTATTTTCAGTTGAAATAAAAGCTCCTAGAGGGCAGAGACAATCATTTCAAAAGGTAATCAACTTTCTAGTTTATCTTCGACAACATTATTACAACATAGGTGTAATCAGCACTGACCAGTATCAATCTTCTTTCTTGCGAGAAACTCTTAATCAGCAAGGATTTCGAACTAGCAAATTTGCAGTAGATATGGATCAATTCATCGGTCTTAGAAATCTTCTCCTAGATCAGCGAATTGAACTTAATCGAAATGATAAACAAGAATCAGAATTGATTTCAATTCAGCGTGCAAATAATAAGATAATTATTCCCGAAGATAGTGACGGAAGCCACGGTGATACTGCTGTAGCACTTGCTGGAGCTACATTCAGTCTTGTTTCTGAGCAAGTTACTGCTCGTCCTCCTGCAAAGAATCTAGCTGCAATCGCAGCTGCCGTTAATTCAGGTAGAGGTAGGAGCAATCCAATGTCTTCTGCAAATACAATAAGAACGCCTTCTGCCCCTAAAAGTAACATTCCGGTAAGATTTCCTAAGTTGAGGTAAACAGATGAATGAGGATAAGCATCCAATTAAAATGTATCAATGCACATATGAAGAATATAAAGAGCATGTGTTGAAAGAACAAAGTGAAGATGACGATATAGAATCGTCTTCAAATAAAAATATTAAACAAACAAAGGAGAAATCGCAATGAAGTTTTCAAAAACCTTTTGCAAGCCTAATGCGTCATGCAGTCCGGTACCAGTAGGTATTCCTACAGTACTTGAGTACAACGAGTATGGATTACTCAAGAAAGCAAGAATTGGATTCAGTATCGATCTTGATCCTATGTATGAAGATTCAGATGCAGGTGAATTCAACTACAACGAATTTTTCTTAAAAGTCCGCGGATTAGTTCCTGGTTCTATCACAACAACAGGAGGAACTACATGGGTATTCGGCGTGCTATATACAGACAACATCCCTACAAATGAGGGAATGCTCCCTCAAGCTCTCTACAAAAGTTTAATCAGCCAGTTAGTTGGTGGCCAGAAGTTTGAATTCTATGCAGGCTATGTGAAGAGTCGTGCTGTATCTTTCCAAGGTCCGCTTATAATCCGTAATTTCTTATCGAGAGAAAAATTCAACTTGTTACCTCAGGTAATTGTTCCGTTAACAATGACAGATGCGACTCTTCAGAGAATGATGAATCCCGGAGCATATCCGTTCAAATACGCATTCTTAGCTGGCTTCTTCATCTTTGAAGATCTTGACTGCAGATATGCTGCTGTTAATTTACTTCAGATTAATGTTACTAAAGATATTGAGCCCTTTGTTGATGCAGATGGTTTCGTAAAGGGGCAGATAGTAACAGCTTCAGGAAGGACATATACATTCAACTACTCAGCAATACTTCATCATGGTGTTATCAAGGGCTGTACGTTGCTTGTCGAAAGAGACAATGCGTCTACTAGCCTTGAAATCTTATCAACTAGGCTCGGTCAGGGTGTTGAGCATGTAGCTGAACCTATCTTACACGATATTAAGTGTCCTGTATGCGGCAAGATATTCCACGGAGGAGATAATGATAGTCCTATTCAGTGTGATGATCCACATTGCCTGTCTCATGGATACCAGGAAGCAGTTAAGATGTTAACAACACTTAAGCTCCCGACATTATCATACAATTCGTATAAAGCACTCGTAGACAGCAAGAAGGTTGTTTGTTTAACAGATCTCATCGACTTACCTCCTTGTCAGGAAGTTGAGATCAAAACAACTCTTGCAACTGCAATGAGAGCAGCAGTTCCCGTTTCTATTGTACCCACCTTCGACATTTTAGAGAGGTTTGCAAACAAGTGTAACAATAAAGTTGAATCAGTTGTATACTATCTTAACAATCCAGGAAGGATTGAACCTGATCTGGACATAACAGATCCGATTATTAGGCGATTCGCTAAATGGCTTCAAGACCCTTACAATGTCTCAACACTTACAACGATATTTTCTAGAGTTAAGATAGATAACAAATTGCAAAAATTCGATGGAGCTCCGATATTCAGGGGTGTAACATTAGGTATCACCGGTAAGTTCAAGAGAGGCGACTACGCAGAGATTGAATCAATTCTTAGAAGTTATGCAGCTGACGTTGTATCTTCTATTGAACCTGGGGCAAAGCTTCCTGATGCAATTATTGTTGGTGGGCTCAACGATGGTATTTCGGGGCAGATGATTCAAAAAGCAAGAATACACAACATTCCGTTACAGGAAGAAGATGATTTCTTCACAAGATATGAGATAGACCAAGATATGGCTCAGAACCTTCTATAATAAGGAACAAGGAGGACAGTCAACATGGCTTGGATACTTGATAAAATACTTAGAAGATCAAAGGCAGCACAGAAAGAATTGAATCCTAATCAATCCTTCTTACGACAAATCCTCGCTGGTACATTCTACAGAATTTCTTCCATGAAGGGAGATACAAGTCTGCAGTCAATAAAGACTCAGATAGATACCATGCGAGCACTTGCACAGGACTCACAAATAGCTACAGCTCTTTCGTATTATGCAACAGATGCAACAACGCCTAACTCAGCAGGTCGTATAATCTGGGCAACAGCTATTGATGAGAATTCTCAGGAAGCTGCTGATATAGTTAACACTAAATTTAAAGCGTGGGATGTAGACCGCTATGCTAGAGATCATATCTTAGAGATCGCAACAATAGGCAATCTGTATCTGCCTACAACAAAGATGTATAGAACAGCAGGTAACGGAGGCAGAGAACGAGTTTCGCTTGATGGCAACACAATAAGAGATGATTCATACGAAGTCATCCCCAACTGCAAGATAGACCCCGCAACTTGTTTACATCTTTGGTACATGGGCAAGTCTGAAGGATTCGGAGTTGAGTCGGATGACAATTCAGCAGTTATCAGATATGACGAAAATGCAATAATCCATTTCACTTTAGGTGGGTTGCTTGGAGAATATACAATTCCTGGTAAAAACAGTGAAACAGGTGAAGATATTGAATTTGATATTCAGTTCGGTCAGCCGCTCATGGCTGCTGCAACTCAGCCTACACAGACACTTAACTTACTTGAAGATGCAATGGTTCTTTCTTCTTTGTCACGTACAATTCGATTTATCAATGTCGATTGTGGCAATTCTGAGGAAGAGGAGATTCAAGCTACCCTTCAGCAAATTAAGGACATGATTGAGCAGCAGCTATCTATCAATACTAATTCAGGAGATGCACAGAGCTTTGTTAATCCTCAGAGCCCTAATAACTTAATCTACTTGCCTAAAATCAACAGTCAGGATGCTATTTCAATTGTCGACCTTAACATGGCAGAAGCAAACGATGCAGATAATAAGTTGCTTCAGTATTATCAGGATAAGAAGTTATCAGTATTAGGTGTTCCTAAAGAAGCGATGAACTTCTCTTCTGCAGAAGGTTTAGGCGGTGCCGGTGCAGTAATGTCACAAAGATCTGCTCTTTATGGCAACTCCCTTCAGCGTATTGAAACAGCATACAAAGAAGGATGGCGTTCTGCAATGAACAAATACTTTGTAGAACATGGATTTTCTGGATATGTAGATAAGTTTGAACTTCACATGAATCCTATCATAACTCAGATGAGTACCGTTGCTTCTGAACGACGTGATAGTGCTCTTAATCAAGCAACAACTGCAAAAGACTTGCTTACAGGGTTAGGTGTTAAGGCTGACGGACCTTACAAGGAAGTTCTTACAGAAATCTTATCAGAAGCGCTCCCTACTACAGGCGCTTCCGTTAACACATGGTCAATGAATTTAGATTCCGCTAATGGAGAGGGCGGAATGATGTAACATAAATCTTAGGAAACTTTCCCAGGAGGATAATATAAGATGAGATCATCAAAAGAATTAACAGAATGTTTCTTCAGAGATCTGCGTAGATTCAATGCAACAAACTTTAAAACAATCGCGAAAGCAGACCTGACGAAGCAAGATGCTACAGTACATAAATCATTTAGTTCTGTTATAACAAGGTACTTCATATTCAGGGAGAAGCATCCCGAGGTAACAGAGGAAGAATTCAGATTACTTTATTTTGCACTTTCACTCGATCTAGTTGCAACATATTTTTCAGAATATCCGAGTACGTCTCCGGATAACTTAGTTGCTTTCCAGATACACCTCAAGAAGTATGTGAAAGAGCATCGGAAAGATATAGAGGAGGAAGAAGCCAGTGAGAAGGAATCTTCGGTATCAAATATCGGATTGGAGCCAAATAGTTCATTGCAAGTCGAACAACAGCAAGAATCTATCTCTGTCGCTATCTAAGTATCTGGATGGTAACAATCTTCGCGGATTAGTTCTTCGAGTTAATCATACTAATTATGGACCTTTATTTGCAGCTATGATCAAAGGCTCGGGCTCATTGATCACAGAATTCGACGAAGACGGAATTGAAATACCATTCTTGACTACAGAAGAGATTCTGAGACAGATCATGAAATTCGGGTTCTATGTTCAGTATGACGTTAAGAAATACTTACCTACAAACATCCTTGCATATCTTGCAACTATAGATAACTTAGGATACGATAAGATAACTGTAGTAGCTGTTGAAGATTGGGATAACAATGGGCAGAGGATATGGCGCCCTACAGTCATTGTCATGAAATCTGCATTTAATGATGATCTGTTGACATATGGCTGCAAAGTTACACGAAAAGTATTTAACGACAAGCTCAACGCAAATGTAGTAGTAAATGTAACTCATGAAAAGGATATGGTTTGGGATTGGGTTACATATATTGCAAACATTGAAGATATACTCAACGAGAATGTCGACCCTACAAACGAGTTTGATCCTGTACCGGGACCTCGTCCTCGTCCTCCCTTTGAATTTACTGAGTATGATTCAGAGATTGTAGATGATGGAGATGACAGACCAATTGATCAACCAGGTAGCGTACTTGATTTTGATTCTGAATCACCTACTCCAACTTCTCCTTCGACAGATGAATCTGGAATATACGGATCGGAGGTAGTCGATGAGCCTTAATAGTCTGATAGGTCCCGATATAAAATTAATGCGAGACAGATATGACGAAGCGCTGGAGTTACAGGGCATACCAGTAACTTATCAATTCCCTAATTTACCCGGCACAAACGCACAGAGCGAAGCTGTTGTTGACAGCTATTCCGAGCCCATACCTACGCACGTTTTCTTCGAAGGTAATCCGAAGGTCAAGACATTCAAGCGATTTGGTTGGGTAGTAGAGAATGATGCAAACTTGCCTTTCTTGATTCATTGTAGTTTCAACTTGAAGCATATTCAGAAGGATGCAATATTTCGTATGGCAGGATTATACACTGAACTTCCTGATAGGATATTCAGAGTAACGGAAATATCTTATGATGGACAAGCACCTGATCACTTGGTTTGTCAAGTTGTTCCTGTTTATGATGACAAGATAGTAGGACGCACACCAGTTGAAATAAAGAAAGAGTTTAGCTCATCACGCCATTTCTTGAAGAACGAAACAGATTACAGGGGTAATTACTACACAACTAGAGAAAATAGTGAGGAGGTCAGATAATGATATGGGTGTATGATAACGCAATTGTTAAAGACCTTTCAGAATGTATAGACCCTGACGGCGGAGCTAACTCGACAGTTAAGGTCATGGGTGAAGACGGTATGATGGGAGTACTCGCTCAGTTGCAAGAGGATAAGATAAATTTCCCCGCTTTATTCTTAGACCGCCATCCAGAAACTCCGCTAGATCAATCTAGATTTAATTTTACACGAATGCATAAAGGCGTCCCTTGCGTCTATGATTCAGAAAAGAATAACATTTACCTCGAAAAAGCAGTGCCGATTACACTCGGTTACGATCTACATGTTCTTACAACTAATACAGTTGATATGGACGAGGTAATTCGAGAATTGATATTCAGATACAGCTCAATGTACTATCTTACAATAGAAGCACCTTATGAGTCTAAGCGAAAAATCAGATTCGGTGTTGCTATCAATCCGGATACAAACATTCAGCGAAAGAGTGCTAATTCTGAGTATCTTGAAAGCGGAAAACTTTACGAATCTATTATTGAACTACAATGTCAAGGTGCAGTTATGTTAGATTACACAGCTCGTCATATGCAAGGAATCGTCACAGACGGAAATATACACATTAAGTGAGGTCTAACCTTTAATAAACTTGTAGAAAGAGGTGGAATATGTTTTATAAGAATACTTCTTGCTTCGCTAAAACTTTTTACGGAGTAACATTTCAGCCTGGAGAAACAAAAGAAGTAAGCGGATATATCAATGATAAATTCTTTGTCGTATCAGATGCTCCGCAGATTAAATCAGTAGATAAACAGCAGAAACTTTCTTCTGATCATATTAAGAAAGAAGCTCCAAAGGTAGATGAACCTAAAGTTGAGCCTGTAGTCGAAGAGCCGGTTCAGGTTGTAGAAGTGCCTGAGTCTGTTGCAGAACAGCCTTCAGTAGAACTCTCAGTCGAAGCTGAGCCCACTAAGGAAACAACAAAACCATCTAATAAGGGGCGCAAATCTTAATCTTCTAATAATATATACCAAGGAGGAAGAAGTTAAATGGCACAGATTACCATTAATGAAATCTCAAGAAACTACACCTACTCCGCTGGTAACATAAGTTTTGCTTCTGTAGCATTACCTATTACCGCAAGTTGGGGCCCTGCATTTGAAGATCCAGCTTCATTAGGTTTATCCCTTCAGGAAGTTCTTGAGAACACAGCTTTTCAGCATTTCCCTGCAACGCAGGAAGGCCTTGAAGCATTTACAACTACTTATAGAGGTCCTGCAGCAAACTACAGATCGGCAACCGATTTTTCTTATCAGGTAGCTGTATCTCTTTTAACAGCAGGCTACGATGTAGATACTTGCCGTGTATGTGCAGGTGCACATGCTTCAGGAGCATTAAATGCAACAATCGGTCAAAGTCAGGGAGAACCTACAACCGGTTCTGTTACATTCAGGGCAAAGTATCCTGGATCTTTCGGTAACAATCTTATCTCAAGAATTACTCAGCCTGCCGGAAAGAATTATTGGACACTTATTACTTACATTGTTGATTCAATGGGTGGAAGAAACGCAGTTGAGAACATTCCCTTCGTATTTGACGTAGATAACTCAACTGATGCAATCGCCCATGTATCCGAAATTACACCTAACTTCGTCGATTTAATCGTAGACGGTATTGATACTGATACAGATGTAATGTTTGAAGGTGAGGAAGTAGCACTTGTGGGTGGTTCCGACAGAAAAGAAGACGGAACAGCAGATGCAATGCTTGCGGAAGCAATCGAACTTGCAACAACTCGTTTCGAGCTTGCTCCTGGAACAGATTCAAGCCAGTATGTTTCAGTGCTCAATTCAGTTAAAACTGCAGGTACTTCTGTATCAAAAGCATCTGCAATAAGATATATGGAGTGGAACTACAACGCAGCAATGTACGTACTCGATATCTTAGCAGATAAGTTAGCATACGCATCAAAACGTCTTATCATGCCCGGTTGGGATGACCAGAATATCTTATTCTTAACTGGTGAAACAGTTGATAGAATGGGTTCGCTTTCACCCCTTCATGCAAAGATGATGGATGTTGCTTCTGTATCAAGATGTATGGCAGCAATGCTCGACATACCTAAGTCAGTTCAGAGATCCGGTGTTTGGGTTGATTCTCCTGACACAATGGTAGAAGGATACGCTCAGAAGGTTTCAAGATATCTTCCTACAAATAGCGGAAATGCCTCAGACGGATTATTCTCAACACATTCAGCTCTGTTTGCTCCTTGGAGACAGTACAAGTACGCAGGAACATCTAGATCAGTTCAGGCTCCTCCTGCATTCCTCGCATTACTTATCCAGATCTCAATGATCAAGCGCCAGAGTTTACAGTATGAGTGGATTCAGCCTGAATCAAGACGCCATAGCGTAGTAATCGGTAAGCCCGATTATCAGGTACCTCAGAGATTGCTTGATAATTGGCAGAGTCTTGAAGGAGTATCATTGAACGTCCTTACAGATTTACCTGACGAAGGATGTACCTTATGGGGCAACAGTACCTGTTTTGAAGTGCCTGTGTCATCTTATAACGCATTGCAGAATCTTTCAACAAGATTCTTATTCAATGCAATCAGAGATGTTGTCTATAGAGTCGGCGTTTCAATCACCTTCCAGTACAACAACGAAGAAGCTTACAGCAAGTTTTATGCAGGGTGCTCGCCGCTTTTGGATACGATGCAGTTCGCAGGTGCTATTACAGGTTACGAGGTAGAGATGAGTAAGGATCTGAATGCTCTGGATGCCGTAAATTTGAACTCTGTGGTGGGCCGCATAACAGTTCACGTCCAGGGCGTCATCAATAACATTGTAGTAGATCTTATCGCATTACCGGCGGATTAATTTCGTGTATCTTAAATAAGAGCTGAGAAATCAGCTCTTATTTTTTTTGCTGAATTTCAAGATTTCGGTTGACTTCTTTTTGTTTATACCATATAATATTATCATACTATACAATAGGAGATTCAATATGACTGTTAAAGAAATGAGAGCGCTTACTGGATTATCTCAGTCTAATTTTGCAGAGAAATTTCATATTAAGGTTGATACATACCGGATGTGGGAACAAGGCGTTAATCCAGTTCCTGTTTATGTGTCTTTCATGATTGAGACAATCTTACGGTATGAGAGGTACATTGTCGATGCTAAGGAGGGCTGATGCATGGGTGCAAAAGTTGTGTTTAATGACGATCAGCTTAGAGAATTGCAAGAACTTATGAATTCTGGAGTTAAGCAGACGGATATCGCTAAGCATTTTAAAGTGACTGATGATACTATCAGACGAATCTGTCGAGAGCATGATCTTCAAGTTCGGATGCCGCATAAGTGCACTTGCATTCTTTGCGGTGATACATTTTATTCCAATGTCAAGGGAGCAAAGACCTGTAAGAAAGAGCATCATAGGAAATGTGTAGTGTGCGGTGAAGATTTTATTGTCAATCGGGATGACATTCGAGATACATGCTCTCCTAAGTGTTCGTCTATCTATAAATTTGGAACAGAGCACCCTCTTCAGTCCAAGAAAGTACGTGACAAGATCAACGCTACCATAGCTGAACGGTATGGGGTGACAAATGTTTCTCAGCTCGACGACCATCGTGCAAAATCAGAACAAACTTGTTTATCAAAATATGGTGCTACGAGTTATGCAGGTTCTGAAGTAGGCAGAGCAGCTACACGTCGAACTAACTTAGAACGTTACGGATATGCCGAGCCTTTCGGGGATGCTGATTATCGTAAAAGGATAGATCAGATTAATTTAGAACGTTACGGGGTAGTTTATCCTATGCAATCACCTGAAGTTAGGAAAAGGGCAGAGCAGACTAATGTAGTTCGATATGGTTATGCTAACGTCATGCGCAGTCCAGAAATTCAACAAAAATGGAAGCAGAACTATGTTGCTAAATA